CACAAGCCTCAAGGGTGCGACGATCTGCTTGGGACAGAAAACCGGGACGTATCATGGCCCCACATGAATCGCATGGCCTGCCAGCGTCAACTCAAAATCCGGTTTCCCGAGGACTCGCGGTATATCGGAAAAACAATTTCGGCCGCTAGAGGCGCGTTAACGCCCGCCAGGTCGTTCCACCCAGACAATTACCCTGCGCCGTCGCGTCGCGGGCTGCAGGCGGTTTGAGCTCAGATCATCCTCGGTTCATTTTGAGGAGGTTTCAGCCATGGCCCTGCCGCCCCGCGTATTTTTCACCCTTCAGGAAGCCTCAGCACGCTGGGGCTGCAATATCGCTGACATCGCCGGTTGGGCACATACAGGCAGATTCCGCATCCTGACAGGGATCGCCCCTGTTCGCTGTGGCGAAGAAATCATTGCAGACATGGTCGTGCTGTCGCCTATGGAACTGCTCCCGCTATTCCGTCGGTGTGGCACCGGCCCTTCTGAAGGCGTCATGCGACGCATCCAGCCTCTGGCCCGCCACGACTGGATGCTGATTACGGATCCCCCAGACGGACTCTCCGTTGGTTTGGCTGACATGCTGATCCTGGCTGAGGAGGTCCATGCCTTTGAAGAGGAAAACGATATGGTTCGGCGCGTGGCGGCTGGGCCTGGCGCGTCAAAATCCTATGACTGGGAGGGGATGACGGTTGCCTTGATGCTGCGCATTCACGACCACGGGCTGCCCGCGACCCAAGCCGAGTTGGTGGCCGAGATGCAGGACTGGTTCGCGGATCAGACGGACGGCAAGAAGATGCCCGACAGCCGCAGCATTCGGCGGCGGATCACACCGATCTGGAGAGCCCTGCGACGAGAGGATGCATGATGATCCGGATCCGTGCCGAGCCGCGTCAGGCCGACTTTTTGTCACCCGGCTCATCCGCGCCATGAACCAGCCGTGGCTTCGGCCGGAACGCACTGGCGACGGCATCAACCCCCGCGCGCAGGGGCGAATCCATCAGATGCGCATAGCGCAGCGTGGTCTGCGTCTGGCTGTGGCCCAGCAGTTTACCAATCATTTCCAGTGAAGCTCCGCCGCTGACCAGCAGGGAGGCAAAGGTGTGGCGCAGGTCGTGGATCCGCACGTCCTGCAGCGCGCATTGCTTCTGGATCTGCGCCCAGAACCGCCGCACCTCCTGCACCGGCTGGCCGGGCGTATCACCGGGGAACAGCCACGGTGTCCCGCTTGGCACCGACAGCTGGCGCTGGCGCACGATGGCGGCGGTCTCATCCGAGATCGGCACGCGATGCGCACGGCGCTGTTTTGTCATCATCGGTGGTTTTGACCAGCTCAGATGTTCAAGGTTGAACTGTTCGAACCGCGCCTGCCGCACCTCGCCCAGCCGCGCGCCGGTCAGCATGCACATCCGGATGATGTCGGCAGCTCGCCGGTCCTCCGCCGCATCCAGTGCGGCTCCCAGACTGGTGATTTCCTTCTTGGACAGGAATCGCTCGCGCGGCGTCTCAATGCGGCGGTGAAAGCGCTGGGCGGGGTTGTCGGTGCACCAGCCCCATTCCACCGCCAGCGTGAACATCTTGCGCAACACCTCTCCCATCCGGTTGGCGCGCACCGGCGTGGGCTTTGCGGGCTGCAGCTTTCGCGCCCGGTTGTTGGGTTTTTCCTTGTGCGGTCGCGCTCTGCCCTCAGCCACCTTGTTCAGCAGCTTGTCGACGTCGGTCGAGGTGATTTCCGTCACAAGTTTCCGGCCCCAGACCGGGGCCACCAGCTTGGCCAGCGAGGCGCGCTGGTCGGCGGCGTTGCGTTCTGCCAATTTTGGCAGATGCTGGGCGCAGTAGCGCTCGATCAGATCGTTCACACGCGGCGCTTCGCGCAGCGCCCCGCGCTGGGCCAACGGGTCAGCCCCGGCATCGATCTCGCGACGGATTTCCTTGGCCCGCTCGCGTGCCGCCGATACCGGCCATTCCGGCCAGCGCCCGAAGGTCATCCGGCGCTGCCGCCCGGCGTGGCGATAGTCGAGCGTGAAGGCCCGCCCGCCGCCGCGATAGATGCAGGCCGCGAACCCGCGCACGTCGGTGTCGAAAATCTGGTAATCGCGCCCAACGATGGGCACGGCTTCGCGGAGTACTTTCTCGGTCAGCTTGGTGCGTTCGGCCATGTGTTCTGTCCTCCTTGCATCCGACATGAGGCGTGGTTTCGCCGTACTATCAAGGCAAGCATGGAGGACGGGGTGGCGGGGAGGCGCAGGGTGGCGGAAAGGTCGCCCCCTTTGTGCCACCCCTTGTTTTACTGGCCATCTGGCGCTGGGCGGGGCGGTCGTCGGAAATAGCGATTGCGACCACTGACCTCTGACGCGCGCTAAACGATGCCGAAAGACCCGGAATCAACGCCCCGGAACCCGCCGATTTTGTAAATCTCCAACAAATTCAGTGGGTGGCAGGGGTGCCATGCCGGGTGCCACCCCCTCTTTGCCCGCCAATGCCGGTAAATCACCTGTAAATCCCGGTGTTCGCGGGTGTTTGCAGCTTCGGCCTGCGTTTCGCATCCCCCACAACCACAGGCCGCGCAGCGAAGGCTCGCCCCACCTGACCCGTAAAACTCAAGATAACCCAATAAAACAAGGGGTGGCACGAAGGGGCCCGCCTTTGCGCCACCCTGCGCCTCGCCGCCACCCCTTCGCCTCTGCGCTCACTGATCTCTGCAAACGCCCCCCGACACGACCAGTCACGGGGCCAGAACAGGGAGACACCCATGCCGCATCTCGGATCGATGCCAGAATCGAAGGAAAAAGCCCGCAAGCTGCTGGTCGGCTGGATCAGCCGTCTCGACCTGGCGCTGGAACTCGGCCTGTCAGTCGACACTCTGCGCCGCTGGGAGGCCCAACGCACCGGCCCGCCCTGCGTGCGCGCCGGGCGCAAGGTCTATTACCGCCGCGCCGCAGTCGAGGACTGGTTGGAGGAACAGGAGCAGGCCGCCCCGCGGCGCCGCCGTGCCGGAGGGCGCCGGTGATGTACAAGTCAACCTGGCCCGCTGACCGCCTCGCGGAAGCCCGCGCCGTGATCGCCGATGTCGCGCATCACAGCGACCACCTAGTCTGGCTTGCCTGCAATGTGCTCGCTCAGCATGGCGAGACGGAACAGGAACGCGAAGACGCCCGCGTTCTGCTGGTGGTCATCGACGCACGGCAGCCAACCCGAACCGCCCCGCAGCGGGATCAAGATGGGAGGGGCGCGCAATGACGCGGCGTGGAACCCCCGAGGCCGATCTGCAGCGCGCGGTCGTGCAGACGTTGCGGCTCATTCTGCCCCGCACCGCCATCATCCATCACTGCGCCAATGAGGTGACCGAGGCCGGGCCGCGCGGCGCAAAGCGCCAGGCGATCCTCGTCGGCATGGGCGTGCATGCGGGTTTTGCCGACCTGATGGTGCTCTGCGACGGGCGCATTCTGTTTCTGGAGCTGAAGGCCCCGAAGGGCCGATTGCGCCCGAACCAGGAGGCGTTTCGCGATGCCGTGCTTGCGCAGGGCTTCGGCTGGGCGCTCGTGCGCTCGCTCGATGACGCGCTGAGCGCGTTGGCCGATCATAGCTTCACCACCCGTGTCCGCCCAGCGCGGAGGGTTGCATCATGAGTCACAAGGCAACCGTCTGGGCCATCCAGCAACGCGGGTTGAAGCCTGCGACCAAGATCGTGCTCTGGTTCCTCTGTGACCGGCACAATCCGGACTTCGGCTGTTTCCCGACGCAGGTACGATTGGCCGACGACGCGGAAATGTCGGTCTCAGCACTGAACAACCACCTCACCAAGCTTGAGGAGCTGCGCCTGATCCACCGGGTTCGCAGCTATGATCCGCGCACCCACAAGCGCAAAGCAACGCGCTACATCTTGGGGTTCGAGGATGGGTTTCCACCAGAGCCAACTCCGAAAACCGGAGATGGAATTGCAGGAACGGAAGAAGAACAGAATGTCGATCCAACTCCAGTTTCCGGACATGGAGCCATCTCCGGATTTTCGGCAAAGCCATCTCCTGATTTTGCCCAAAGCCATCTCCGGAATCCGGAGATTAACCTTGTAAGAGAACCCCTAAGTAAACCTGTAAAGGAGGAGGAGGACGCGGCTGCGCGCGATGCCGATTTTGATCGGTTCTTTGCAGAACTGCTCGACGCGCTGGGCTTCGCCTCCGATGCCACGCTCCCTGCCTGGTGGCAGGGCTGGCCAGCGCGGTCGCACGTTCGCCGCTGGATCGATGACCTCGGGTTGTCTGAGGATAAGATCCTCGAAGTGGCCCGCGCCTCACGGGCCGATCACCCCAATCCGCCCGACGGCCCAAAGGCGCTGGATCGCTTCATGGAGCGCGCCGCCCGGCGAGATGCGCAGGGGGCCGCAGACAATTCCAGCGCCCTGAAATCCAAGCACAGCCGCAAGGCCCAAGGAAAGCCTCCACCCAGCCCTGATGAACTGGCGAACTTCTACGCCGCCAAGGTCAATTCAGACGAATACCTGCCCAATGGCATGATCAGCAACGCCATGTGCGAGGCGATGCTGGCGCGCGGGCTGGTGACGGCGGACAGGCTGCGTCAGCGGGGGGTGCGGTGAATGGCATGGTGTCACGTCCCCGGCACGGATTGTCCCTCTGCGCAGGCGGCGGAGGCCTTGATCTGGGCCTCATGCTCGCCGAGCCCGGCTATCACACCCGCGCCTTTGTCGAATGGGAGGACTGGCCCCGCGCCGTCCTCATTGCCGCCCAGCGCGCAGGGTATTTCGCCCCCGCGCCAATCTGGGATGATTTGCGCAGCCTCAAAGCCCGCCCCTTCCGCGGTGCTTTCGACACAATCCTCGCCGGGTATCCCTGCCAGCCCTTCAGCGCCGCCGGAAAGCGCGGCGGTGCCAATGATCCCCGCCACCTCTGGCCAGAGGTCGCCCGCGTCGTCCGAGAATGCGCTCCCGAGTGGGTCTTCTTGGAGAACGTCCCCGGTCACGTCACCCTCGGCCTTGAAGCCGTGCTGCGAGAGCTTTGGGACATGGGCTACACGCCTGCGGCGGGCCTGTTCAGCGCGGCAGAAGTCGGCGCGCCGCACCAGCGGTTGCGCATCTTCATCCTGGCCCACACCGATGAGCCTGCATCCCGGCACGGCAACCTACAACCCGGCCGGGAACAGCGACTTTACCCGCAAGGCCGAGGCGCTGGCGCTGGGCATCAGCACTTGGTCGACACCCAAGGCGACAGACGGAGCGAAGGGTGGGCCGGGCCAGAATTACGGCTCGGGCGGGATGCCTCCCCTGCCAGCGCAGGCGGCGCAATGGCAGACCCCGGTGGCGGACGATCAGGTCGACCGGCTGCGCGGCAAGATCAACAGCCGGGGCGAGCCCAAGCTGAGCGCGCAGGCGCTCCGGTGGCCGACACCAGCGGCACAGAACTGGAAGGGCAGCAGCCCGGCCAGTGTGACGCGGGCGGATGGCAAGTCCCGGATGGATATTCTGCACTATCGGGCAGAACTGGGCTTCACCCGCCCGGACCCGGTGATCGGGATGCATGGGCAGCAATCCTCGCCGCACGCCCCGATCTCGCGCCCGCTCTGGGCTTCAATGATTGCCTCGCATGGGCGGGTCGTCTCGCGGCGCATCCTGAAAGCCCGGGCACGGCGGCGGCTCAATCCGCTCTTCGTCGGATGGCTGATGGGCTGGCCCATCGGGCACGCGCTCTGCGCCTGCTCGGCAACGGAGTTCATCCTCTGGCAGCGGCACATGCGTGGCGCTCTCTCGCAGCTGCCCATGGCCTCGGGTCTGTGGATCTGGCGGCCAACGGACGAGCCGGAGGGCCCAGCGCAGATGAACCTCTTTGAAGGATGGCTGCCATGAGCATGCAGGGACGGATCGGCCGCGCCGGTGGTGCAAAGATGAAACGCGCGCTGGGCGTTCAGGCGGCGCTGGAATGGGCGTTTCGGGTGGAAAAGGCACAGCTGGAACTGCCCCCTCCGAGGGACGTGGTCGAAGAAGGCTTTGGGTTTGGCTTGGAATATGTCCTGATGCAACGCGCCGCGCTGGGCTGCAAAGTGGACGGTGGTCAGCACAAGATGGGCAGTTATACCCACGCGGACGCCGAGGTCATCGCCGCCACAGTTGCAGGAATGCCCGACAGCCTCGGCGGCATCCGCATGGCGATCCGCGTGGCGGAACTGTCCCGCGCCGGGTTGACCCCCGACTGGATGCCCGGCGTGGTGCCGCGTTGCGTGCCGGTGGAAACGCGCCAGAATCAGCATGGTGTTCGGGCCGTGACGGAAGTTGTGGGCACCGAACAGGTGCTGACCCGAGGCAAATGGCGCACGGTCGAGGTTATGGCCTGCCCGATCACCTGGCGGCCGCACCCGGAACAGATCGCCTCCGCCCGGCGCGGCTATGAGGATTGGTGGCAGGCGTTGGATTGGGTGCGCGATGGGTTGGTGGTGGGCGGGATGCTGCGGGAGGTGGAGGTGACGGCCGCGATGCCGAAAGTGCGACCTTGGGCTGCAAGCTCGCCAGTCAGTGAATGATGAGGGTATCCTAAACCCTATGCGAACTTGATGAACAGCTCATCCTCAAGACCCAGTTCGGACAGGGTGAATTTCATCCTCTCGAATTTGGTCGTCGAATCGATGTTGCCCTCGACGAAATAGCCCTCCGCGACCTGAACCGATTGGCGCAAGCTGGCGGGATCGGCGGCCAGTTGGATGCGATCACCAAGCTTCGTACCGTGGAAAGCGTCAGGTTGCTCAGAAAGCAGACGCTGGATGACCTCGACGTAAAGACGGCTGACCTGCGTCACCCAGAGCCGGTTTCCGAGGAAAACCGCATATTCCAATTTTTTGAACTTCGGCTCTTCCGCCTCGAAGATATTGACCTCATCAACATCTGAGCCGACCAGCACGTCCACGCTGGGTGCGGGCCAGACCTCAAGAAACCGCTGTGCGATGCGCTCTGCCCGCGCTTCGATCTGTTCCACATTCCAATGATCAAGGGTCTGCAGGTCGCGATTCAGCCAGAGCCGACTGTAGCGGTAGCCTTGTTCAGCACCATCGTGGTTCATGTCCCGCTTTGCGGTAAATGTCTTGTTACCAAGTCGACCGTTGTTGCCTGACAGCGTCAGGTTGCCGATCGTGTTGAGGAAGTGCTCTCCCATCGCCGCATAGTCGTCCTCGTCTAGGATGCTGCGCCATTCCGGATCAGGGTTTTGCGGGAAGATATGCTCGACCGTGATTCCGGGCACCGTGACATCGACGATCTCTCGGTTGTTGTGGTTCTCGAGCCTGTCAAAGAAATAGGTGCGCGTGCGCCCCTTTACGCTGTACATGTCCTTCTCCTTGAGGACCGCCAGCACCTCGGGGTCGCGCGGGAAACGCTGTGTGCCGCCACGCTGCATCAGCGCGCGCTGGATCGACTTGAGGTATTCCTCGGGTTCCACCCGATCGTAAAGGCCCATAAAGATCTTGTTCAGCGCGTTGGTAGGTAGGCCCAAGATGGCGCGACGCCAGACATAGCTTTGAACCAGACGCAGCACTGCTGCATAGTCGTCTCGGGAAATCACCCCGTCTTGGAAATCCCGATAGACCGGCATCAGGAACGGATAGGAAACGTTGATCTCGAGTGTGCGGATATAGCCGAGTTCGCGCGCGATCACGGCGTCCGTTTCCAGATCAGGATTAAGCAGGCGCGCATAGACGTTCGACAGTTCGCGGATTTCGACAAGAGCATCCATCAGCTCGGGCGAGTTTGGTGTGGGAAAGCGCTCTTTGAACTTCGCATACACCGCGCCCTTGTTAGGAATGTCCTTCTGCTTCAGCGTCAGATAGTCTCGGATGAAATCTGATACGCGGCTTTCATTCACCTCGAGATTGCGCGCATTGCGCTCGATTGGCTCCCAGAACTTGCGGAACACCTGCTCCTGCTCTTTGCGCGGCAATCCCATAAGAATGTAGTTGCGGATCAGGTCAGCCTGCGAAAGCTCCAGACCCGTCGAATTCAGGCTCTCGAAGATGCGCTGCGGGTTGTCCTTCTGGCGGTCCAGCGCAATGTCGACAAAGATGAGCTTGGACAATCCCTTCAGGACAATTGCCACGTTGGACGCGTCGATCCTGGTCTGAAAGAAGCGGAAATTCTCGACCAACCGCGAATACCCGCTGACCTTAATCGCTTCCTGTGGATCCATTAGCTGAGCCAGCGCGGCCTTGTTGTTGTCGGTAGGTTTCAGCTTCAGCTTCTCGGTGTCTTCTGCAAATTCGTTGATCAGGAATGTCTTGTAGACGCGCTGGGCTTCGCGCTCTTCGCCCGCGGCAACCAGGTAACGGAAAATGGCGATGTAGATCAGCGTCAGGGTGGTCAGGCGCTGCTGGCCATCAATGATCGTAAATTCGCGAAGTCCTGAGACCGTGTAAACATCATCATGAACGTAAACGACGCTGCCAATGAAATGCCCGGACAGATCGTCATTGCCCCCAACTTCCAGAATATCCTTGAACAACTGCGCGCATTGCGTCTTCGCCCAGTCGTAATTACGCTGATAGACAGGAATCGCGAAAGACGTCTCATTGCTGGCCAGAAAACGATCAACCTTGGTCTCTGCTGCCTTCACCCCGTGTCTCCCAAACCACTATTCAGACGCGACGCTATGAGATCGCGCCCTAAGAGTCACGCAGGGTTAGCTAGGTTTCCGGGGCAAGGGCCAGTTAAGACTAAATATTTCTCGATGTAGCGCGACAGGTGCTTGGCTTCGCCATCCGACGATAGGGGGTCGCCCGGTGTGGAAAACGCGGCTAAGTTGCGGTCAAAAGACGAGGAATTTTCATGACCGCAATTGACCGCATCCTGCAATCTTATCGCGACGCAGCTGTTACCGAACGCGAGAAAGGTACGTACTTCGAACGCCTCGCACTTGCGTTCTTCATGAATGATCCGGTTCAGGTTGAGGAATATGACGCTGTCTGGACCTGGAGCGACTGGGCCAAAGCTAACGGCTGGGATGGCAAAGATGTAGGGATCGATCTGGTCGCCAAACTGCGCAATGAGGACGGCTTCGCTGCGATCCAGGCAAAATTCTACGCCGCCGATACCCGGATCCAGAAATCGCATATCGATAGCTTCATCTCGGCCTCCGGCAAGGAGCCGTTTCGTCGGCGGGTCGTTCTCGACACGACAGAGCAAGAGTGGGGGACAAATGCCGAGGAGATGATCCGCGGTCAGGCGATCCCAGTTGTGCGGATTGGATTGACCGATTTGCGGGAAAGCCGGATCGACTGGACGATCTTCGAGGCACGGGGCGAGATCGTCTTGGCGGCCAAGAAAACCCTTATGCAGCATCAGCACGATGCACTTGCAGACGTCAGAACCGGTTTGACTGCGGCTGATCGTGGCAAAATGATCATGGCGTGCGGCACTGGCAAAACGTTCACCTCACTGAAGATCGCCGAGGCCATCGCAGGCAAGGGCAAGCGCGTTCTGTTCATGGTGCCTTCGCTGGCGCTGATGTCCCAGACGGTTCGGGAATGGACCAATGACACCGAAACGCCGATCCGGGCCTTTGCCGTCTGCTCGGATGCCCATGTCGGCAAGCGCCGCAAAAGCACTGATGATGTCGCCGAAATCGAAATCCACGATCTGGCGTTTCCAGCCACCACGGATCCGGCCAAGGTTGCCGAAAAGGCAGGTGAGGACGATCCCGAACGGATGACGGTCATCTTCTCGACCTATCAATCCATCGTCACTCTGACCCGTGCGCAGGAGGCAGGCCTTCCTGCATTCGACCTAATCATCTGTGACGAGGCACATCGAACGACCGGCGCGACGCTTGGAGGCGAGGAAGAGTCGAACTTCGTCAAAATCCACAGTGATGATCATGTCGAGGGCCGCAAGCGCCTCTACATGACGGCGACACCCCGGATCTTCGGGGACAACGTTCGAAGCAAGGCGGATGAAGTTGGCGCCGAACTGGCGTCAATGGACAACCCCGACCTCTTTGGCGAAACCCTGTTTTACAGGGGCTTCGGCTGGGCGGTGCAGAACGGTCTGCTTACCGATTACAAGGTCATCGTCCTGGCCATGGACGAGGGGTTGGTCAGTGCCGCAGTGCAAAAACGGCTCGGCGATGCGGGCAGCGAACTGGTGCTGGACGATGCCACCAAGATCATCGGTTGTTACAAGGCGCTAACCAAGATCGACCTCAAGACCGACGTCACCGCCGATCCCCATCCGATGCAGCGTGCGCTGGCGTTCGCCAAGGACATTCGCAGCTCCAAACTGATCCGGGACGAGTTCTCGGCCGTGGTCGATGAGTATCTTGGGCTGGACAACCTAGTCGAAAACGATGCGCCCTCGGATCACCTCCAATGTGAAATCGAACACGTCGATGGCACCTTCAACGCCAAGACTCGCAGCGCTCTGCTGGATTGGCTGAAGGCCGATGCAGGCGAGAATACTTGCCGTATCTTGACCAACGCTCGCTGCCTGTCCGAAGGCGTCGACGTGCCCGCCCTCGATGCAATCATGTTCCTGCACCCGCGCAAAAGCCAGATCGACGTGGTGCAATCGGTCGGCCGCGTCATGCGCAAGACTGACACCAAGAAAATGGGCTATGTCATCCTGCCGGTCGGCGTACCCGCCGGTGTGCCGCCCGAACAAGCGCTGGCCGACAATGAACGCTACCGCGTTGTCTGGCAGATCCTGAACGCGCTGCGCGCCCATGATGAACGCTTCGACAGCACCATCAACAAGGCCTCCCTCGGGCAAGACATTTCGGACAGGGTTGAAATCGTCGGCATCAACGCCGAGTCCGAAGAACTTCGCTCCGTCACCGCTGTTGTCGACAAGCTGCCCACCAAGACCAAGGCCGCCGGTTCGGGCATCGGCTCGGGCAGCGGTGGCAACGGCGATGACGTCATCGAGGGGCCGGGACCGACCCAAACCGAAATGACTTTCTCCATCGACGAATTCTCGCGCGCCATCATGGCCAAGATCGTCAAGAAATGCGGCACGCGCGACTATTGGGAGGACTGGTCGACCTCCATTGCCGAGATTGCCAAGAGCCACATCACCCGCCTGACCGCACTGCTGAAAGACCCCAACACCGAATCCCGCAAAGCCTTCGATGCCTTCTTGGCGGAACTGCGTGATGATCTGAACGACACGATCTCCGAAGGCGACGCCATCGAGATGCTGGCCCAGCACATCATCACGCGTCCCGTGTTCGAGACCCTGTTCGAAGGTCACAAGTTCACCGCCGAAAACCCCGTGTCGCGCGCCATGCAGCGCGTGCTGGATGTGCTGAACGAGGCCAACCTCGACAAGGAATCCAAAGACCTCGAAAAGTTCTACGCCAGCGTCAAGATGCGCTCGCAAGGCATCACCGATCCGCAGGCCAAGCAAAAGCTCATCGTCGAGCTTTACGACAAGTTCTTCCGCAACGCCTTCCCCCGCACCACCGAAAAGCTGGGCATCGTCTATACGCCGGTCGAGATCGTCGATTTCATCCTGCACTCGGTCAACGAGATGTTGCAGGAGCATTTCGGCCAGACGCTGGGGTCCAAGGGCGTCCACATCATCGACCCCTTCACCGGGACGGGCACCTTCATCACCCGGCTGCTGCAATCAGGCCTGATCGCGCCGGAGGAGCTGGAGCACAAGTATCGCAACGAAATCCACGCCAACGAGATCGTCCTGCTGGCCTATTACATCGCCGCGATCAACATCGAGGCGGTCTATCAGGGGATCACCGAGAGCCACGAATATGTGCCCTTCGAGGGGATCTGCCTGACCGACACCTTCCAAATGTATGAGGGCGACGACGAACTGGCGCTCTACATGCCCGACAACTCTGAACGCCGGAAGCGGCAGAAGGAGGTGGATATCCGCGTGATCGTGGGCAACCCGCCGTATTCCTCGGGGCAGAACAGTGCCAACGACAACAATGCGAACGTCGGCTATCCGGGGCTGGATGGGCGCATCGGTGAAACCTACGCAGAGCGGTCTACGGCCACGCTAAAAAACTCCCTCTACGACAGCTATATCCGGGCAATCCGTTGGGCGTCTGACCGGATTGGGGATGCTGGGATCGTGGCCTATGTCACGAATGCAGGCTGGGTCGATGGCAACGCGGCGGACGGGCTGCGCGCCTGTCTTGCCGAAGAATTCACCGACCTCTACATCTTCCACCTTCGTGGCAACCAGCGCACCAGCGGAGAGCGGTCGCGCAAGGAAGGCGGCAAGATTTTCGGCTCAGGCAGCCGCGCGCCCATCGCCATTAGCGTCTTCGTCAAGAACCCGGATGCGGCGGAACATGGCCGCATCTTCTTTCACGACATTGGCGACTACCTAAACCAGAAGCAGAAGCTCTCGATTATCCGCGATTTCGCTGCTGTGAATGGAATCAGTAATGCGAACGGCTGGGAACGGATCATGCCGGACGATCAGAATGACTGGGTCAACCAACGAGATGCCAGCTTCGATGCCTTTTACAAAATTGGTGATAGAGACCGCGGGGAGCGCGAAAAGCTCTTCGTAGAATTTTCAGGTGGCAGCAAAACCAACAGAGACGCTTGGTGTTTCAACCCAAGCCCTTCAACGCTGGGTTCCAAAATCAGCAGTTTGTTGAAAGTCTATAATTCCGAGAGACGTCGGTTTCACAACGACACCAACCGGCCCTCGGACCCATCTGAATACGTTGCCTACGACGCCAAAAAAATCAGTTGGAACCGTTCTTTACTTCGGCGCCTCGGTAGCGACGTTGAACTGACGTTTGATCAGAGCGCGCTCCGAAAAAGCTTGTATCGTCCATACTCAAAGCAATGGCTTTACTTTGATCGCTCTCTAGTCAGCGACATAGGCAAGATGCCAAGGTTCTTCCCTGATGCATCGCTCGATAATCGGATAATCGTAGTTAAATTGCGATGGTCAGGAGATGGAAACCTCGCACTGATGAGCGACGCGCCGATTGAACTTCAATCTGACGGCGGCACCCAGTGCTTCCCCCTCTACCTCTACGATCAGCAGGACGAGGTGTCCGACAACCTCTTCGAAGGTCAGTCCTCGGGCCTCCAGCGCCGTGATGCGATTACCGATGCTGGGCTGGCGCATTTCCAGACGGCCTATCCGGGCGAGGCGATCACCAAGGAGGACATCTTCTACTACGTTTACGGCCTGCTGCATTCCCCCGATTACCGCGACCGCTACGCCGACAACCTGACCAAGGAACTGCCCCGCATCCCGGGCGTGAAGACCTACGCTGACTTTCGCGCCTTTTCGGACGCCGGTCGCGCGCTGGGCGATCTTCACGTCAACTACGAAACGGTGGAGCCCTATCCGGTCACCTACAAGCAGGGCGATCCGCGCACTTGGGTCGTCAAGGACGCGCAGACATTCTACCGCGTGACCAAGATGAAGTTCGCGGGCAAGCGGGGCGACACCGACAAGACCACGGTGATCTACAACGCCAACATCACCATGACCGACGTGCCATTGGAGGCCTACGATTACGTCGTCAACGGCAAGCCCGCGCTGGAATGGGTGATGGAACGCCAGGTGGTGAAAACGGACAAGGCCAGCGGCATCGTCAACGACGCCAACGCCTATGCCGTTGAGACGATGAACAACCCGGCCTATCCGCTGGAACTGTTCCAACGCGTCATCACGGTGAGCTTGAAGACGATGAAGATCGTCCGCGCCCTGCCGAAATTGGACCTCCCGGAATGAGAATCAAAACGCTGCTCCTCACCATAGCGCTGATCCCGTCAGGCGCGTTCGCGCAACAGGGCTTCACCTGCTCCTACGGTGACCGCGGCGCCTGCCTTGGCTATGGCGATACGGTCTGTTCCAGTTCGGGCAAATGCGTGAATGAGAGCGCTGCCTGTTTCGACAGCTACCAATGCAACTATGAAGGGTTCACCTGCAAATCCAACGTGACCGAATGCGCCGAGGCGCATGACACGCTGCTGAGAAAGCACAATGATCTGGTCGACAAATTCAACGAGAACCTCGAAATCGCGAGGGGAATGGCGGCGCGGCTGGAGGACGTGGAAACCTGCCTGATCTACGCGAGCACGCTGGAGGATGCGAAGCTGTGCGCCCCATGAACATCAATCTGGCACGCACACGCCCAGGTTCTGGAGCGAGAACAGAAGATTGTCCGAATCCAAACTGCCTGTTGCGATATTTTTCAGAGAGGTTGTCCCATGGCGCTTTTTGATTGGCTGTTCGGCCGCACTCCGGAACCGTCTCAACGAAACCAGCCTCAACCTGCTGCTGCCGGACACCGGACGCCGGAAACCGTCCGCCCTCCTGCTAGACCGGCATTCGCCCACGCAGACCGGGTCCCGGAGGGCAGCTTCCGCTTCATCGCGCTGGACGTTGAAACCGCCTGCAGCGATGTGGCCAGCATCTGCCAGATCGGCCTGGCCTGCGTTCAGCCCGACAACCAGATCCAGACCTTCTCGATGCTGGTCAATCCACGCACACGGTTTGACCCGTTCAACATACAGCTGCACGGAATCGGCCCTGATCATGTCGCGGATGCGCCGCATTTCCCCGATGCTTTGGAGTCGCTGCTGCAGCTGCTGACAAATCATCACCTCGTCCAGCACAGCAACTTCGACAAGCGGGCAATGAATGCTGCCTGTGGTTTCTGCGGCATTGCCGCCCCGGACCTTCGCTGGAGCGACAGCGTCAGGATTGCGCGGCGCGCGTGGCCCGAGTTGAAGGGGAACGGCGGACACGGGCTGGCGAACCTGAAGCGCACGCTGAACCTTGAGTTTCATCATCATGACGCTGGCGAGGATGCGCGCGCGGCGGCGATGGTCGTGCTGCAAGCCGAAGCTCATCTTCGGCTTCCCTTTGAGGAACTAATCAAGCCTGCCCCCAGAAGGAATTTTCCGGCTGCAATCACCTTGGACGGCGACCCTGCCGGTGCGCTGGCCGGTTCCGTGGTGGTCTTCACGGGTGCGCTTGGCATGTCCCGGAGCGAGGCCGCTGAACTCGCGGCCTGCGTCGGCATGACCGTAAAGGCCGGAGTGACCAAGCAGACAACGCATCTGGTCGTCGGCGACCAGGACCTGACAGTCCTTGCTGGGCATACCAAAAGCAGCAAGCACCGAAGGGCAGAGGAAATGCAGGGCGCCGGGCACCCAATCCGCATCATTGGCGAAAGCGAATTCAAGACTCTTGTTGCCAACGCCAAGGTGAGCTGACCCCCCCTTGGCATGGTTCCTCCCGGCCCCAAAACGTATACGGGGGGGCGCAGCGCGGCATTTCGCTAGCGACAGGCACTTTCACCGGGGAATCCAGGCGGAATCCACCTGCCGCTCTATTTTGGAAAAAGCGACTCATTATCAAAGACTTGCGGAATCACGATCTTGGCTTGCTGGATTATTTTCGGAATCCAAGGAATCCAGTTTGTGGAAGCCACCCTGCCGGAAGCCAGCCAGCGGAAGCCACCCCGTAAGAAGCCATTGAATCCACGTCATTTTTTCATTTGACAAAGCTGCCCCCCTTGACCTACCTATTGATCATCGAAGAATAGTGCCCGCAGGTAACCCCTCGCGTGCATTTTCGTTTCCCCCACATCGCGGACCCCGATCCTGTTGCTGGCCATGTTGCCCGCGCGCGTCGGCACGTCCGCCCCACCCCAAATGAGAACCGCCCATGGACCTGGTCTTCGCACCGAGCCAGATCGAGACGTGGCCGATTGATCGGCTGCGCCCCTATGCCCGCAACGCCAAGATCCATGGCACGGACCAGGTCGCCAAGATCGCCGCCAGCATGGCCAAGTTTGGCTGGACCGTGCCCTGCATGGTGGCCGACGATGGCGAGTTGATCGCGGGCCATGGCCGGGTGCTGGCGGCGGTCATGCTCGGGCTGAAGGACGTGCCGGTGATCCGGCTCAGCCACCTCGACGAGGCGGAACGCCGCGCCTATCGCATCGCCGACAATAAATTGACCGAGCTGGGCGACTGGGACGAGGCCATGCTGCGCGACGAGATCGCGGGGCTGCTGGCCGATGATTTCGACTTGTCGCTGCTCGGGATCACCGACGAGGATCTGGACGCCCTGCTGCGCGATCCAGATCAGGTGGAAGGCGGGGCTGTTGAGGGTGAGGACGACATTCCCGAACCGCCGGTCACGCCGGTCTCGGTTGCGGGCGACCTTTGGCAGCTGGGATCGCACCGGCTGATCTGCGGCGACAGCACATCCGCCGATGTGGTCGGGCGGCTGCTGGGCGAGGTGAAGCCGCAGCTGATGGTAACCGATCCACCCTATGGCGTCGAATACGATCCCTCCTGGCGCAACCAAGCTGGCGCGGCAAAGACCAAGCGCACCGGCAAGGTGCTGAACGATGATCGGGCGGATTGGCGGGAAGCGTGGGCGCTGTTCCCCGGCGACGTGGCCTATGTCTGGCACGGAGCGCTGCACGCCGCGACCGTGGCCGAGAGCCTGATGGCGGCCGGGTTTAACGTGCGGTCGCAGATCATCTGGGCCAAGGACAGCCTCGTTTTCAGCCGTGGCGACTATCATTGGCAGCATGAGCCCTGCTGGTATGCGGTTAAGAAGACCGGCAAGGGCCACTGGGCGGGTGACCGGAAGCAGACGACACTGTGGAAGATCGCCAACAAGGATCAGGACGCTACCACCATCCACAGCACCCAGAAGCCGGTCGAATGCATGCGCCGCCCGATCCTGAACAACTCCAGCCCGGGTCAGGCTTTGTATGAACCCTTCATGGGATCTGGAACCACGCTGATCGCGGCGGAAACCACCGGCCGCGTCTGCTTCGGGATCGAGTTGAACCCGGTTTACGTCGATGTCGCCATCGAGCGCTGGCAGCAGTTCACCGGCGCCAATGCCGTGCTGGCAGACACAGGCGAAACCTTCGCCGAACTGAAGGCGAAGAGGCTGGCGGGATGAACGCGCCCCTGCTTCCCGGGCGGATTGAACATTGGCCCCTCGCCCAGTTGAAGCCGTATACCCAGAACGCCAGGACTCACGATGCCGATCAGGTCGCAAAGATCGCCGCCAGCATGGCCGAGTTCGGCTGGACCGTTCCGGTGCTGGTCGCGGCCGACGGCGAGTTGATTGCTGGCCACGGTCGCGTCCTGGCGGCTGCCCACCTCGGCCTGACCGAAGCGCCAGTCATCATTCTTGGCCACCTGACCGAGGCGCAGCGCCGGGCGTATCGCATCGCCGACAACAAATTAACCGAACTGGGCGGCTGGGACGAGGCCCTGCTGCTTCAAGAATTGCAGGCCCTGCTGGCCGAGGATTTCGACCTCGGGTTGATTGGGATCCCCGAGGATGAACTGGACGCCCTGTTGGCTGACGCCGACGACCGTTCGGTGATTTCTGATGACGACGCCGATGCCATTCCCGAACCGCCAGCCGATCCCATCACCCGCCCGGGCGATATATGGGCGCTGGGCAAACACCGCCTGTGCTGCGGCGATGCAACGGATCCCGTCGCCGTTGCCAAGCTGATGCAGGGTGAACAAGCGACGCTGATGTTCACCTCGCCGCCCTACGCCCAGCAGCGCGACTATGGCGCGGCCAAGGAAAAGGTTGGCGATTGGGATGCGTTGATGCAGGGCGTGTTCACAGCGGCCCCGGTCACGGACGACGTCCAGCTTCTGGTGAACCTTGGCCTCGTGCACCGCGACGGCGAATGGATGCCCTATTGGGAAGGATGGGTGGAATGGATGCGCAGCTCTGGCTGGCGAAGCTTTGGTTGGTATGTGTGGGATCAGGGCCCGGGCCTGCCGGGCGATTGGAACGGCCGCTTGGCCCCGTCGCACGAGTTCATTTTCCACTTCAACCGCAGCCCCCGCAAACCGCACAAAACGGTGCCATCGAAGCACGCGGGCGAAACTTTGGGCGGCGGTGGACTGCGCGGCGCAGACGGCACCGTCCACGCCAAGACCGGCACCGGCAACGCGATCCAGAGCCATCGCATCCCTGACTCTGTGTTGCGCATCATGCGCCACAAGGGCGGGCTGGGCGCTGCAGGATCGCACCCGGCAGTGTTTCCCGTGGCGCTGGTCGAGGCGGTGCTGACAGCGTTCAGCGATCCAGGCGACCTGATCTACGAGCCGTTCTGCGGCTCTGGCACCCAATTGGTCGCCGCCGAACGCAGCGGACGGCGATGCTTCGCGATGGAACTGGACCCGGTCTATTGCGATGTGGCGGTGCGGCGGTGGGAGATGGCGACGGGAAAGGAAGGGGAACGAACGGCCGCCTGACCGGATATCGGGCACCCCTTCATTCGCCACGATGCAAGGTGGCTTCATGGGATGCCGAAAAACCCTTTTTTTGAGTGTTCGTTCTGAACATGAACATTCCCATCAAATAGCCTGTCTTTTAAGGACGCCGCTACAGGAGGGTTTTTCTCTTTCCGGCATTCGGAGTCTTGATATCGTCAACGATCTGGGCAATGGTTAGCTCATTGAGCGTCCCACTCGAGAGTTTTTGCTTAGAACAAGGAAAATAGCGTGAGAAAATTACTCCCCATTCTTTTGATAGGGTCTTTGTCGGCTTGTGCAAGTGGCCCATCCATGCAGGAGTTAGAGGCTGGGACCTCTGCTATTCCCGCGAATAAAGGGCGTATCGTCGTTTACCGCACAGGCATCATGGGAACCGCTATTCAACCGACCGTTTTGATCGACGGTGTCGAACGAGGCAAGTGTCAACCTAACGGAGCGTTCACTGTCGATGTAGCGCAGGGGCAGCGCACGGTTTCTACGTCAACTGAAGTGCGGCGGCAAACAGTGGTGACAGTTGAACAAGGCCAGACCTCCTATGTAAGATGCTCGATCGGTTTCGGTGTTTTGGTCGGCCAGCCGCGGCTTGAGGCCGTTCCCGAAGATGTCGGTATACAGGAAAGCGCGCCGCTTGCCTTGACTGGCAGGTTCTGATGGATTTTTTTGACCTAACGGCAAGGTAGCCAGAACGATCCAAGCCCGGCTTCGGTGGCGATCAGCGTGGTCCCGTGGCCATCGCCAGTCTCGCGCCAAAGGGGTTCGCACTTGCGCAGGTCGGCATCGACCTCCTGCAGCCAGCCGTGTTCGATCATCTTGGAGACGGTCATCTTCGCCGCCGCACCGGCCAGTCCCTTGGGCAGCGGAAGGGCGATGTTGTCGGGGCGCTGGGCCCCGGCACTGAGGATGATCGTCTGGGTATCGGTGAGTTTGGTCATGGCGGGTTCCTCTATTGGTCGTGCGTGGCAAGGAAGGCGGTGATGCGCGATATGAGATCCTTGTGGCCGTCGGCATCCGCGCCGATGATCACGTCGCCATCGTCGTCGCGGTCCAGATCGGCGATCTCGCGCAGCAGGGCGATGGCGTCGTCGCAGGCGGCGAGGCGGTCTGCCTCCCACGCGGCGGTGATCGCATCCTGTTCGATCTGGTGGCGCTGGGCGGGATCAATCGGCATGTTCGCCCTCCTTGAAGGCCGCGTCGGTGATCTGGCGCAGAAGGCTCGCGTAGTGGTTCAAGGCGCCGACATCGCCCCAGTTGATCTCGTCGGGGTGGGTGTTGAAATGATCGTCGCTCAGGTCCTTCAGGCGCTCCAGCATCGCGTCGATCTGGAACTTGGTGGTCATGAAGGCGTCGAGGGCTTTGGTGTTGTCGGTGCGGGCGCGGCGGGTGGTCACGGCGAGGGTTTCCTTGGCTGAGTTGCATCGTTTTCGTGTAATCACCATCGCTCCGGCAGGGCTGCTAGTGTAGGTGATTCAAAGCAATATCATTGCTTTATGATTACACTCTGGTCGCAGCATCCTTCGGTTTGACCGCAACCCACTGGCATCCGATCCACATGTAGAGGTGGGCAAACTCCTGCGTCGGGCGCGGCAGGATGCGCGGATCACGGGGCGGGCTGAAGCAGTCCAGCGCCTCGGCCGTGACCTGCCGGATCTCGCCCGCGGCGAGGATGTCCTCGGGCTGCCAGCGCGCCAGCGCGGGCAGCATATGGGCGGGATAGCCGTCGAAGTGGACGTAAACATGCGCCCATTCATCGGGGCCGATCTGGATGGCGATCTGCGCGCGGGTGCTCATCTGCCCGCCTCAGATCAGCTGAAGCTCGACCAGCACGGCGCTGGCGGCAGCCAGTTGCGCAGTCGGCAGGTCGATCTTGATGTGCGAGAACAGGTCTGAGCAATCGGCCTTGATCCCCGCTTCCTTCAGCGCGTCCTCGATACCCGCGGCGACGCTGTTCAGGCGCGAACGGTCCAGATGGTCGGGCAGCGTGGCGATGTCGATGCGGATGGTGGTGGTGGTCATGATCGTGTCCTTTCAGGGTTGGGTTGCGGCGCCAGTGCCAGTGCTGCGGCCAGCTTCAAAGGCCTCTTCCAGCGCATCGCGGATCGCCCAGACGGCCACATCATGGAAGTCGAGCCGGTCGCGGTTGCGGGTCTCCAGCGTTTCGATGAAGAACCGGCGCTGGGCGATATCGAGGATCAAAGCTTCGCGGGCGGCCTCGGGGGTGGGTTTGCGTTTGGCCATGATCACTCCTCCCAGCGGTGTTCGGGGTGGGTCGTCTGCGCGCGGGCTTCCTCGCGCATCATCTCGTGGGCGCGTGCCATCTCGACCATCCCGTCGGCCTGGCTCATCCGCCCCGACATGACTTCATCCATCACCCAGTTCACCCGCTCCTGCGCGGGGCTGGTGTGGCTCCGCCATCCGTCGCTCATCGAGCTGTGTCCCATCTTTTCCTGTGCGCGCATTGTGGTCTCCGATCCTCATGTAAGGGGTGCGATGCACCCGTTTGCCTTGCACCATGAATCGCTCTATCGCGGAGTGTAATCAACTGATTAAAATCGCTATTTCCGTTTAATTCCAGTATCTTGAGGTTAATGCAACCGCCATGGAAGGTATGTCCGAACGCGAGTATTCCGCCCATTCTGGCCTCTCGCGCGGGGCGATCCAGAAGGCACGCAAGGCCAGCCGCTTGGTGGTTTACAGCGACGGGTCGATCAACGCGGCGGCGTCTGATGTGCGCCGGGCCGACATGACCGACCCCGACCAGCAGCGCCGCAGCACTGGCGGCGGCGATAGCAGCTTCAGCGGCCCCGCCGACAGCTCGTCGTATCTGAAGGCCCGAACCGCGCTGACGGTCTACCAGGCGCAGGACAAGCAGCTTGGCATCCAGAAGAAGAAGGGCACGCTGGTGGATCGGGCCCGGGCGGAAACGCTGGTGTTTCGCCTGGCGCGGCAGGAACGCGACGTCTGGGTGACCTGGCCCAGCAGGGTCGCGGCGTTGATGGCGGCGGACGTGGCCGCGGAGGTGGAAAAACAATCCGGCATACCGGTGATGATCGAGGCCGCGATCCTGCAGAGGGTGCTGGAAACCCATGTCAGAGCGCAACTCGACGCCCTTGCCGATCTCCGGGTCAGCCTCGGATAACGGCGACGATACAACCGACACCGATCTGACCGAAGATCAGCTGGCGGACGGGCTCGACCTCGGGTTTGACGGGGCCGAGGACATCCTGCGGTCCTGGCGGCGCGGCATTCGGCCCGATCCGGACCTGACGGTGTCGGAATGGGCCGATCAACACCGCAAGTTGTCGTCGCGCGCCAGCGCGGAGCCGGGGCAGTACCGCACCGCGCGCACACCGTATCTGCGCGAGATCATGGATGCGCTGTCGCCCCGCCACCCGGCGCAGCGGATCAGCTTCATGAAAGCCGCACAAGTCGGGGCGACAGAGGCTGGCAACAACTGGATCGGCTTTGTCATCCATCATGCACCGGGCCCGATGCTGGCGGTGCTGCCGACGGTGGAAATGGCCAAACGCACCTCGCGCGGGCGGCTTGATCCGCTGATCGCGGAAAGTCCCGCTTTGCGCGAACGGGTCAATCCGGCCCGGTCGCGCGATGCGGGCAACTCGATGCTGTCCAAGGAATTTCCCGGCGGCATTCTGGTGCTGACCGGTGCCAACTCGGCGACCGGCCTGCGGTCGATGCCCGCACGCTACATCTTTCTCGATGAGGTCGACGCCTATCCGGCTTCCGCCGACGAAGAAGGTGATCCGGTCACGCTGGCGGAGGCGCGCACCACCACCTTTTCGCATCGTCGCAAGGTGTTCATGGTCTCGACGCCAACGATCCGGGGGCTTTCCCGGATCGAGCGGGAGTTCGAGGCGTCAGACCAGCGCCGGTACTTTGTGCCCTGTCCGCATTGCGGAGTGATGCAGTGGCTGCAGTTCGAACGGCTGCGCTGGGACAAGGGGCAACCTGACACGGCCGCCTATCACTGCGAGGGCTGCGAAAAACCCATCGCAGAGCATCACAAGACGCAGATGCTGGAAATGGGAGAATGGCGAGCCACCGCAGTATCAGCCGATCCGCATTCCATCGGCTTCCACCTCTCGGCGCTCTATTCGCCGCTGGGCTGGAAAAGCTGGGCGCAGATCGCGCGGGACTGGCTAGCGGCGCAGGGCTCGGAAGAGATGCTGCGCGCGGCGCGCAACACGCTGCTCGGGGAAACTTGGGTCGAGTCTGGCGATGCGCCGGAATGGCAGCGGCTGGCGGAGCGGCGCGAGGCGTTCGCAGCGCAAATCCCCGAGGGCGGCTTGTTCGTGACCGCTGGCGTCGATGTGCAAAAGGACCGCATCGAGGTCGATGTCTGGGCCTGGGGTAGAGGGCTGGAAAGCTGGCTGGTCGATCACATCGTCATCGCCGGTGGACCTGATGATCCGCAATGTTGGGATAAGCTGACGGCGCTGCTCGGTCGCACCTGGCCCCATGCCAACGGCGCGGTCATGCCCGTCGCCAAGCTGGCCATCGACACCGGCTATGAGGCAGCGGCGGTTTATGCCTGGGCGCGGGCGCAGGGCTTCGAGCAGGTCTCGCCCATCAAGGGGCTGGAAGGCTTCAACCGCGCGACGCCGGTGTCGGGGCCGACCTTTGTCGACGCCACCATCGGCGGCAAGCGTCTGCGCCGGGGTGCACGGCTGTGGTCGATCGCCACGGCGACGTTCAAGACCGAGACCTATCGTTTCCTGCGGCTGGAACGGCCCAGCGACGAGGATCGCAGCTTGGGCGTGTGCGATGCGCCGGGCACCGTCCATCTGCCCGACTGGATCGACACCGAATGGCTGAAGCAGCTGGTAGCCGAACAGCTGGTCACGGTGCGTAACAAGCGCGGCTATGCCCATCCCGAATGGCAGAAGATGCGCGAGAGGAACGAGGCGCTGGATTGCCGGGTCTATGCAAGGGCGGCCGCGTGGATCCTTGGCGCGGATCGCTGGGACGAGGCGACGTGGCGGCGGCTTGAAGAACAGGCCGGGGTCGAAACCCGCCCGGCACCGCAATCGGCCGCCGCTCCCGACCCGCAAGAACCCGCTGCGCCCAAGGCCGGAACACCGACCACCCCGCGCAGCAAGCGCCGGGTCTACACACCGAACTTCATGAGGGACTGAGATGGATCTGGAACGGATGCGCGCCCTGCTGGCCGCACTGCAAGAGGCGCGTTACGCGGGCGTCCGCTCGGTCAGCTACGACGGCAAGTCGATCAACTATGGCTCAGACGCTGAACTGGCGACTGCCATCAGTGACCTGGAAACCCGCATAGCGACGGCCACCTCCGGCGCACCGCGTCGCCGTCGCTGGGGCACCGTCGCCACGAAGGGCCTGTGATCCATGGCGTTTGAAGCGTTCCGTCAACGGATCGGCAGCATCATCGGCGGGTTTGACGCGGCGCAGGCCCACCGTCGCCTGCGGGGCTTCCGGGCCAGCCGCGCCCATGTGAACACATTGATCGCGGCCTCGGGCGACACCATCACCGCGCGCGCCCGCTGGCTGGTTCGTAATAATGGCTATGCGGCCAATGCCGTGGAATCCTTCGCCAGCAATGTGGTCGGAGATGGCATCAAGCCCTCGTCCACCATTGCCGATGCCGCAAAGAAGGAAGAGTTGCAGGCGCTTTGGCTGGCCTGGACCGACGACGCCGACGCCGAAGGGCTGACCGATTTCTACGGGCTGCAGCGCCGCGCGGCGCGCGAAGTGTTCCTGTCGGGCGAGGTGTTCATCCGCATCCGGCCGCGCCGGGCCGAGGACGGGCTGACCGTGCCGCTGCAATTGCAGATGCTGCCCGCCGAAATGCTGCCGCTGGACATGAGCCGCGAATTGCCCGGCGTCGGCCTGATCCGGCAGGGGATTGAGTTCGACGGCATCGGCCGCCGCGTCGCCTATCACTTCCTGCGCCGCCACCCCGGTGACATGACCGATCCGGGGCTTGCGGGCGAGACGACACGGGTGCCAGCGTCAGAGGTGATCCATGTCCTCGACCCGGTCGAAGCAGGTCAGCTGCGCGGGGTGTCGCGATTTTCCGCTGCGATCGTCAAGCTGTTCACGCTGGACCTCTACGACGATGCCGAACTGGAGCGGAAGAAGATCGCGGCGATGTTCGCGATGTTCATTACCTCGCCCGCCCCGGAAACACCGCTGGAACCGACCGAAGAGGATCTGGAGGTCGAGCCCGGTCAGGTGGTGCGCCTTGATCCCGGTGAGGACGTGTCCACCCCAGCGACGCCGGATTCCGGCGGCACCTATGAGCCGTTCCAGTACCGCACGCTGCTGCAGATCGCGGCGGCGCTGGGCATCCCCTATGGCTATCTGACCGGCGACACGGCGAAGGGCAACTTCTCCAACACCCGGATATCGCTCATCGAGTTCCGCCGCCGCATCTCGGCCTTCCAGCACAGTGTGATGGTCTATCAGATGGGCCGCGCGGTCTGGACCCGCTGGATGGATACCGCCGTGCTCTCGGGCGCGCTCGATCTGCCCGGCTACGACAGCCAGCGGCGGCAGTATCAGGCTTGCGCCTGGCTGCCGACGAAATGGGACTGGGTCGATCCGATGAAGGACGCCTCGGCGGAAATACTGCAGATCGAAGCGGGCCTTAAATCCCGCACGCAGGCAATTTCCGAGCGCGGCTATGACGCCGAACAGGTCGACCGCGAGATTGCCGCCGAGCGCAAACGCGAATTGGCGCTGGGCCTCGACTTCCGCCGTCCGGGATCCCCAGCGCAGGGGCCGGGAACTGCGGGCGGCAGTGACAACAAGCAGGATGGCGCGGAAGGCGACGGTGCGCCGGAAGACACTGAAGACGAGTCCAACCCCAAGGATGACCCATGATGCACCACGCGCAAATCGCCCAGCGCGCTTTCAACACGCCGCTGATGGTGGACCCCGCCAAGGCTCTGGCGTTCCTGTCTGGGCTGGGACCGCGCATCACTGGCCAGAACATCACCTTCCAAGGTCTGGACGCGGACATTCCCGATCGGGGCGCAGCCGCTCTTCCCGCCCGCGCCTCGCTGTTCGGCACTGACCTCATCCAGCGCCACCAACGGAATGGAAACCAGCCCTACGCGGTGGTCAACGGCATCGCGGTGGTCGAAATCGCCGGAACTCTGGTACATCGCGGGGCGTGGATCGGGCAATCCTCGGGCCTTACCTCCTATGAGGGTATTGCTGCTCAGATCGACGCAGCGATCGAGGATCCTGCAGTGCTCGGCATCGCGCTGGACATCGACAGCTTTGGTGGCGAGGTCGCCGGGGCCTTCGATCTGGCCGACCGCATCCGGGTCGCGCGGGCGCAAAAGCCGGTGCAGGCCTTCGTCGCCGAACATGCCCTGTCCGCTGGCTACGTTCTGGCCTCCCAGGCCGACCGGATTATCCTGCCGCGCACCGGGGCGGTCGGCAGCATTGGCGTCGTGGCCCTGCACACCGACATGAGCGGGGCGCTGGACCAGAAGGGCATCGCCGTCACGCTGATCCATGCCGGTATCCACAAGATCGACGCCAATCCCTACCAACCTCTGCCGGAGACCGTGGGCAATCTCATGCAGCGCGAGCTCGAGGATTTGCGCCTGCTCTTCGCCCAGACCGTCGCCGATGGTCGTGGAGTGCGCATTCCGACACATCCGATCAGGTGTTCCGACGACATATGATCAGCCATTCCGGAGTATCCGATCACCCCGAGATGACGCCGTCGGGCGCGGTTTGGTAATGGCTCCTTGGCTTGGCC